ATTAAGGGAGCTGGCGAGATCAGCGACTTGGCTGATAACGTCATTATCGTTTCCAGAAACACTGTAGATCCTGAAAAAGATCCATCAAAACCTACAGGATTTCTCAGAATTGCAAAACATCGCCACGGTGAATGGGAAGGTAATTGGGGATTCTGGTTTCATGAACAATCGCAGCAGTGGATTACAAAACCTAACGGAAATGCATTACCTTGGCCAGGACCTAACCAGATATGGTCCAAGAATTAACCATTAGACTAATCTAGAACGCGATAGACGCGTTTTCTTAATAAAACGTATAATAGCCTACACCGGAGATAAAATGGATCGCCAGAGGACCATAAAACAAAATGCTTCACTTCACAAGTACGCTGAGCTTTTAGCAGAAACTTTGGATGCTGGTGGGTACGACATGAGGACCCTGATTAGGGTTCCTATTAGGCCCAATAAAGACAATGTGAAAGAGGAAATGATAAAACCCATCATGAAAGCTCTTTATCCTGAGAAAGAATCAACAACTCAGCTGACAACAAAAGAAATGCAAGAAGTCTACGAAGTCTGTAATCGAGCAACTGCTCAGAAATTAGGAATCTCAATCGAATGGCCATCAAATCAACCTTGGATGTTAGATGAAGCATAGTCCAGCAGATGCAGCGTTTTCAAAATGCGTAAGAGAAAGAGCTGACTGGACATGTGAGCGCTGTGGTACAAAATACGAGAAAGGATCTATGGGACTTCATTGCTCTCATATTTTCTCAAGAAGGCACAGAACGATTCGCTGGGATGGAATGAATGCTCAAGCTTTATGCTTCTCATGTCATAACTGGTACGGAGGAAATCCAGCAGATTCTGGTGTATGGGTAACAGATCTTTTAGGTGAAGGTCACATGGCTCTTTTACGTGAAAAAAGAGAATCAGGTGTTAAAATTCCTAAAACCGAGGAAAAATTAATAGCCAAGCACTATAAGAAAGAACTTGAAAAGATAGAGCGTGCTAGAATAGAAGGCCAGTTTGGAAGAGTGGAATTTCAATCATATCAATAAGTTATGGAATTAGGCAGACCTACAATTTATTCTGAAGAGATAGTTTTGGACATCCTAGAAAGGATCTCTGAAGGTAAATCTTTGCGCAGTATTTGTGAGGATGAGAAGCTTCCTACTATGAGAACAGTGCTCAGATGGAAGTTAAAGTATCCAGATTTTTGTCATCAGTACGATGCAGCTTGCCAAGAAAGAGCTGATTCATTTGCAGAAGATATGATCCACATTGCTGATACTGCTAAGCCTGAGAATGTCAATGTAGCTAAGTTGAAGATAAGCACTCGTATGTGGAATGCATCTCGTATGAAGCCTAAGAAGTATGGCGAGAAGACCGAAGAGCAGACTAAACAAGTTCCAATAGTGATTAGCACATATAGTGAAACTGACGAAACCACAGACTCAGATATTTAATTCCAAGTCAAGATTCCGTGTAGTTGTAGCAGGAAGACGATTTGGTAAGACATTCTTGTCCACAGCTGAGATGCTTAATAAAGCAGCAAACTGTCCAGAAAGCAATATTTGGTATGTAGCACCAACTTATCGAGCAGCAAAGGATATTGCATGGGATATGCTCAAGCAGTCTATCCATAAATCTAATATCTCCAAGATCAATGAATCAGAGCTTTCAGTCAAGCTTGTTAACGGTTCTACTATTTCCCTAAAGGGAGCTGAAAAGCCTGATAACCTCCGTGGTCGTAGTCTAGACATGGTAATCTGTGACGAGTTTGCAGATATGAGACCTGAGACTTGGTACGAGGTCCTTAGAGCATCATTAGCTGATCGCATGGGTTCTGCATTGTTTATAGGAACTCCTAAGGGTCGTAATCATTTCTATGACTTGTGGACACAGGATTTAGATGACTGGTCATCGTTTCAGTTCACAACGTTAGATGGTGGTAATGTTCCACAAACAGAGGTTGATGCTGCTAGACGAGATCTAGATGAGAGAACCTTTAAGCAAGAATTTGAAGCTGCATTTGTCAACTATTCTGGAATCATCTATTACAACTTTGATAGACAAGATTCAGTCAAGAAAAGCACTGAGACTGAGATGGTTCTGCATATTGGCATGGACTTCAACTTAGATCCAATGTCTGCTGTTGTTGCCATTAGAAATGGTGACAGTCTTCACGTTATCGATGAGATAGTTATTTACAGCTCAAATACTGATGAGATTGTAGACGAGATAAAAGTCAGGTATCCAAACAAGAAAATTGTTGTTTATCCAGATCCAGCTTGCAGGCAAAGAAAGACATCAGCTGGTGGTAGGACAGATCTGTCAATATTACAAAACGCAGGATTTAATGTTAAAGTCCGCGAAAGGCATACTTCTGTAAGAGACAGAATCAATGCTGTTAACGCTCGTTTAAAGACCTCAGATGAAGTCAGGCATTTGTTTGTAGATCCTAAATGCAAGCAAGTGGTTAAGTCTCTTGAGAGACAGACTTACAAAGAAGGAACTAATCAACCGGATAAAGATTCTGGATTTGATCACATGAACGATGCGTTAGGATATTTAGTAGATTATTTATATCCAATTAAGCGAGAGCACGATATACCACAACCGACAAGGTGGAGCTAGATGGACACAATTACGTCAACGCATCCAGATTATTTAGATAACGAATCTAACTGGGAATTTTATCTTCGTTCTTACCTAGGTGGTGAAGACTATCAAGGTGGTGAGTATCTTGTTAAGTACATTAACGAATCTCAGCATGAATACTCTCGTCGAATTGATTTAACACCAATTGACAATCATTGCTCTAATGTAGTTCACATTTATTCAAGTTTCCTTTGGAAGAATCCACCAGTTCGTAACTGGAATTCATTGGATTCAGATCCAATGCTCGAGTATATGGTTAAAGACATTGACTTAGATGGTCAATCACTTGATGCCTTTATGAAAGAAGTCCAGACATGGTCTTCAGTTTACGGTCATTGTTGGGTTGTTGTAGACAAGCCTAAATCAAATGCTGGAACAAGAGCAGAAGAGCTTGCACAGCAGATTCGTCCTTATTTCAACATGTATACTCCTGAAAATGTGTTTGACTGGAAATGGGAAAGAACTGAATCAGGCCGCCATAAGTTAACTTACCTAAAACTACGTGAATCTATTGTCAAGATCAATAAAATTGATTCTTTGGCTTATTTCCGTGAATGGACAGAGGAAACTGTAAGGCTGTATGAAGTACATGGCGAGAATGAAAAGCTCATTGAAGAAATGGACAATCCTATTGGTGTTATTCCTGCTGTTTATGTTCCTGCTGCTCGCACTGTTACTCGTGGCATTGGTAAGTCCGATATTGCTGATATTTCCATCATGCAGAAGGCTATTTACAACGAGCTATCGGAAATCGAGCAGCTCATACGCATTTCAAACCACCCGACATTAGTTAAGACATTTGATACAGATGCTTCAGCTGGAGCTGGTGGTGTTGTCAATATGCCTGATGAATTAGATCCTTCTTTAAAGCCTTATATGATGCAGCCTTCTGGTGCTAATCTACAGGCAGTTATGGAGTCTATTGCTAAGAAAACCGAGGCAATTAATCGCATGGCTCATTTAGGAGCTGTTCGTGGTACTGATGCTGTAAAAGCTTCTGGTATTGCATTGCAAACTGAGTTTCAATTACTTAATGCTCGTCTGTCTGAAAAAGCTGACTTACTAGAGCTTGCTGAAGAGCAGCTTTGGAGACTTGTATGCATTTGGCAAGGTAAAATGCCAGATGTAGAGATTTTCTACCCAGATTCATTTGACATCCGTGATTATCCAAATGAGCTTGAATTCTTACAGAAAGCAAGAGCATCAGGTCTTCAGTCTGCTACGTTTAACCGTGGTGTTGACAAAATGATTGCTGATTTGATTCTAGATGATGAAGAACTGCAACAAGCTTATGACGAAATAGACTCAGCTAGACAATTAGGTGACTTTACTCAAGCGGTTCAGTAATGAGCGATATAAATCATGCTCGGATTATTGAAAGATTAGGTGATACTCACGAAGAAAGAATATTATCTATTCTGAAAGACCTTGAAGAGCGTATTGCTACTATTGTTATAGCAGCTCCTGCTACAGATGGGAAGCTTAATGATTTGGCATGGGCTGTTAAAGTCAGAGCTGAAATAGAGCAAGCTTTTAGACAAACTTTCTTGGCTGAAGCTGATTCTATTGTCAGAAGCTATGATGAAGTAGCAGCATCCTTAACAAGTCTTTATAGTGAATTTGACGCTGTTTTCCAAGTCAGTGATGATATTCTACTTAACCTTAAAAGAGTGTCATTTCAAGGCTTTCAAGACATTGCATCAAGATTTACTGATGAATTGGCTAATGAGCTTTATCAGAATACGCTAACTGGTAGACCTGTTACAGAATCTGTACAGAATATGCGCCAAAAGATTAATGGTGTTTACATGCAGTCAGATAAAGAAGAAATCAATCGATTAGTAGCTATTGCACAATCAGATAGTGCAAAGTCAGCAGAAGCTATAGAAGCTTTACATCGAGTTTATGCTGCAGATAGAACTGGAAACAATATGAGAAGATTTGCTTCTCAAATGGTGCATGACTCTTTGATGCAATATGATGCTTCATTAAATGTAGCAGCTGGTAAAGAGATTGGAGCTGATCAGTGGAAATACTACGGATCTGTTATTAGAGATTCTCGTGATTGGTGCAAAAAGCACGCCATGAAGACCTATACTGAAGAAGAAATCAGGGAAATGTGGTCAAGTAATTCATGGACAGGGAAAGCACCTGGAGATCCATTTATTGTCAGAGGTGGCTACAATTGTAGACATCACTGGAGACCAGTATTTGATACAGAGGTAGAAGATGCCTAAGAAACTGGAAAAAGAATTACGCAAGATGTGCAGTAAAAAAGGTCTCAGCAAAGAACGCTGTGATGCTTATGTTTACGGCACACTTCGTAAAACAGGGTGGAAACCCAAACGTAAATAACTCAATATGAGGTGACGCGACATGAGCGATGAAATCATGGAAACTACGGAAACTAACGAAGTAGAGACTCAACAAGAGCAACCTACTGAAAAGATGTTCACACAATCAGACGTTGAGCGACTCATTGAGCAGCGTTTGGGACGTGAACGCAAGAAATACGAGAAGCAGCTAGATGGCATCGA